CCCAATAAAACAATTTGAGTAAAAGATTTATAGTTTAGTTTAAGGATAGTCTTTTCAAGATACTCTTGTTGATCTGCAGTCTTGGCATCTTGATTCAATCGTTTACCATCGATAAAAATCTCAAAGATATTTTTCTTAATACCTCTGCGAACCATATAAGACTTACTACCAACCTCAAACTCTATCTCTACTAACAGCCCACCATCATTAATAGAATTTATTAATTGAGGTCTATTAATTCTTCGAAATGGTTTGCTGAATAATCCGAAACACAAGGCGTCTAGTACGGTAGATTTACCTGATCCATTTTCTCCGACAATTAACGTGGTGGAAATTTTATCTAATTGAATTTCTGTAAATTGGTTGCCGGTACTTAATAAATTTTTCCACCTAATATTTTTAAAATATAACAATTTAATATTCTTTTAATACGGTGGGTTTTGTTTGGTGTTCAAATTTATATGTCAAATTTTCAAGAGAGTCCTTAAGAACAGAATTACATAATTGATTTAAGGTTATATCTCTATCGTGCGCCGCGAGTGTCAATATTAAAAGATCATCATTAGATAATTCTATTTCTACTTCTGTTGTAGCTTCTTTACCAATTTCAACTGATTGAGCCACACTACTACTTCTTTTTCCCATTGTTCTTTCTATTTCATCCATGTCATAATTAGTCATGGTGTTTTCCTTTCTTTTTTGTAGTCTTTCTGCGTAAGTTTCTATAGTCATATTGTCTCCACAGTTAATGCCTCATTATATAGGTTTCTCATCAATATATTTAACTCTGTTTTATTTTCTATATTTAATGAATCAACATATTTACTTAAAATAGTTAAGGTGTCTTGAGCCTCATCTATTATTTCATCATCTTCCATGAATTCCAAATCCGAAAAATTCTCAACTACTACTAGATTAGCAACATTTGCCGTGTACAACTTATCTAGCACAGTATCAAACCAAAAAGGATTTGTTTTCTTTTGTATTACTACTTTTACATAGGTGTTCTCATATTCACTATAATCTCTTTCAGTTAATGATTCAAAAGACTCATTGCTGTCATCGTAATAGAACTTTCTAAACATTCTATAAGGGTTCTGTATGAATTCCAAACTTCTTTTGTCTGTATCAAAGATGTGAAAGCCCCTAGGGTCTTTATAATCACTCCATGTTATCTCATAGGGATTCCCTAAGTAGTAAATAGTACCATCATCTGATTTATGGTGAAAATGTCCACTCATAGCCATATCAAATTTATCAAAAATCTTTGCTTCAACACCCTCATAACTCCATGATCCGATATGTTGTTCAAATCCTCTAACTTCCAAATGCCCCATAAGAATCTGACATTGAGTGTTTTTGATTGCTCTCATACTTTCACCATAGTTATCTTCATTTATCCACGGCATCATGAGTATTCCCAATCCATCAAATTCAACTTCTTTTGGAGACGCATACATCCAAGGTTCTATCTTTTGTTCAGAAGTTGTAAAAATTTCTTGAAGAGAATTTAGTTCGTTAGTATTTTTGTGGAAGGTATCGTGATTACCGATAATTATGTGGGTATCTACTCCCATTTTCCAAAGGCGTTCAATGAAATTTGTTCGTAGATCATTTAGTATTTTGAAGTTAATGAATTTTCTGCGGTCAACTACATCGCCTAAATGAATGAGTGTTTTGATATTATGTTCTTCCAAATATGGAAAAAACACATTATCATAAAATTTTCGGAAATAGTTTAGAAAGGTAAGGCTATCTCCCCGAGCACCCCAATGAGTGTCGGTTATAAGAGCTATCTTCATACTACGGCACTCATAAATAATTCTAAATTGGATTCTGTTTTCTTAACTGCCTTTTTCTTCTTGCTCTTTTCAAAAGTATCTACAAATTCATCAACCATTACTTTAAAATCAGAATTTTCATAATCACTAAGAGAAACATAATTATTATTAGAGTTTTCTTGATCCATATATTCAGGAGCTGTTGAATAATTTTGCATACTCTTATATTTTATATATAATTGTTTCTTCTCTTTTTGAATTCTTCTAATAAAAGCATAATATATTATTTGAGTAAAATACGCAAAAGGATTATTTGATTTTTCGGGATTAAAATTATGAATATAATGTAAACAATTTTCTATCCCGTCAGATATCATATCATTTTTAAATGCATAATTTATAAAGTTTGGTCTGAAAGACAACCTCTGTGCTATCTTTAAAAATACAGATCCTAAATATTCTGAAATCATTGGAAGGTCTGTATCACTTTCCTTTGATTTATTATATTCTCTTTTATATTCGATCATTGCCTCTAAAAATTTGGCATTATCGACATAATGAGCCTTGTTTACTTTTTTTCTTTTAGCCATAATATCTATTATATCACAAAAATGAGAATTGTCAACCGTTAATTTAATTCATGAACCCATTTGGTTCAAAATCTGCCAAAATCTTTGACATTTTATTTAGTTCTTGGTCTTGAGTATGTGTACTATCTTCTTGTACAGAATTTAAATAAAAATCTTGATATTCTTCTCCTAAATCGGAAACAGACATAACACATCTTGCCGCTAAAGGCACCTGTGTAGTATCTGTAAAAGGTAACCACTTGAGCAATGCCAATGAAGTACTTTTTTCTTTCTCATCAAATTTCATTAAAACTTTCATCGGCCAATGTAGTTCCAAATAACCATTAGTTTTACTCTTATCAGTCACAAGTACTTTTGAAAATAATATTTCTCCATTATCCAATCTTATTACTTTTAAGTTTTCTTTATTTAATTCTTCCATCTATTCCTTAAGTGGAATGTTATGAATTTTATATGGAAATTTTTCGTCATCATATATTTTCATTCGGTCTTCATGATGTCGATAAGCATAATTTTTTCTGTTCTTCCATCTCAAATCATCTGTAATATCGTATAGTACTGTTTCTTGATTATTATCTGACAGTCTTAATCCTCGGCCTATCGACTGAAGATTTCTAATACGACTCTTAGAAGGAGAAGAGAAAATAATGTTATGAAGATTCCTAATGTTGATGCCGGTACTGAATACCCCATAACTAGCCACGATGATAGCATCTTGTTCTGTTTCTGCGATTGCTCTAATTTGTTCTCTTGTATCGGTTTCGGTTCCACCATATACAAAAAAAGTTTTCCTATTGTCATCTGTTTTCTCCTTTATCATTTCGTATAAAATACGTCCATGTTTTTTCACTAATCTAAAGAGAAGTAAAGTATTACCATCAAGTGATAATACTAGATTTCTTATATATTTATTTCTTTTTTCATGTCCTACTATAAATTCTAGTTCAGCTGCATATTTAATCTTTGTAAATTGTTCACATACTTTATCTGGATATTTTAATACTATGATATCTACACGAAATGAAGCTAATTGTTTTTTATCAATTAATTTTTTGGTTGTTGTAACTTTATAAACCTTACCGAATAATCCCTCTAAAACTAATTTGTGAGTTTGTGTTCCATCTAATGTGCCTGTAGTTCCTACTCTATATTCTGCATTGACACATTTAGTCATGATAGATGTGAGGGATTTTGATTTGAATCCATGAGCCTCATCACCAATTACTAATTTGTATGGTTCAAAAATCTTCTTCTGGAGTTTATAAATGGATTGCCATGTTGAAATAACTACTTGTTTATCTGAAACCTTATCTTGTCCGGCATAGACTTGGTGACAATATTTTGCAGAATCCCATCCATATTGTTGAAAATCTGCATATAGTTGAGAAACTAATGAAGTAGTAGGGACGATTATTAATGTTTTAACGTTTAGTGCTCGTACAAGTAAATAGATGATTAAAGATTTTCCACTTGCAGTAGGAGATACTAACAAACATTTTTTGTATGATAAGGCATGATAAAAAGCTTTAAGCTGATAATCTCTTGGTTCAAATGGTAATTTTAAATTGGTAATCAGGTAATCAAGATTTTCTGTAATAATTTTTTTCGGTTTCCACCAATCACCATCGGGTATTACTTCATAATTTCTTTTTTCAGCAAATATAAAAACATATTCAAGTAGTCCACTATACAGTAATCTATTGTGAATATTGAATAATCTTATATTACCATCCCAAATTTTCATCCGATAAGCAGGCATGAATCTATAGCCCGGGACTTGAAATGTAAAGTAATCACACAATTCTTGTGCTACACTAGCCTCACAGGCAACCTTAAGATATACTTCATCCTTCTTCGAAATTTCAATTGTTTCAATGGCCTTCTGTGAATTTTTTCCAATCGATTGCATTTTTAATTAAATATCCTCTAGTTGTTAAACTTTTCACTATAGATTCAAGATAGTTAACCTTTTCTTCTTGTAGTGCAAGTAATTTCTTAGATTCTATTACATTATCATCCGCATCTATATATTCCTGTACATCCGCTTTGAGTAATTTGTATTGAAATGGTTCCCAATCTGCCGCCTCTAATTCTTCCGCAGTCATTCTTCCACTATAATAATCTCTTTTTCTTTTAATAAGACCAGCAAATAAATATTTTATTTCCTTGAATTTTAATTTTTCGTTGGAATAAAATATTAAATATTTGTTATGTAATTGGGGAATTTTTATGGACTCATGAGATAGTTCAGTTTCATCCATTTCACAATCGAGTGTCCATTGATATTGTAGTTCTTCAAATTTCATAATCTTTCAATTTTTTAAGGGCAACCATCGTAGCCGCTTGTTCAATTATTTCTGCGTAACCTTCTTCGATCCATTCATCTATAAATCTGGTTACTCCTTCACAAGTCGGATCAGTATAATCATGGGCTAAACAAGGACCATTCAAATAATTCCAATGATGAATAAAGTCTTTCTTAACTCCTTCGTATGAATGATCACCATCAACAAACAACATAGACAATGGTACATTTTCCATTGCGTGAGAATTCTCTGTCCTAATATCTATACGTTCTTTTTCTTCGTAATCATTCAACCAATCATCCACATCTGGATCATGACATCCTTCAACTGCATCGACAGAAATAATTTTTACTTTAGAATCATGGGTCGCAGTTGCAAGTAACATTAATGATCCTGCCCAATATCGACCAATCTCTAATATGATATTACCTTCTCTTGTTTTTGGCATTGTTTTCCATTGGCGAGAAGCATATTTGTACAATAATCCTGCTTCATGCAAGTCTAATCGTATAATATCTCTTGTTTCTCTAGGGGAATTAAATAACCATAACAAGTGAGAAAAATCTCTTTTCATTTTAATTGTTCAATAGATTCTTAATAGTATATTCTGTATAGTTAAAACTGATAGTTGCAACTTGATATACTGGATCTGTTGTAGTACTATCAAATGGTATTGCTGATAATGTGGTGGGGAAAATATCTTTGAAATGTATTTCCATTGTGGGGTTCATAGAACTACTTAAAATAGTTAATACTGCAGTTGTGTATTTATTTTCATCACCAATCATCCATTCATATATTTCTTGCCAATTTTTCAAATATTCATCAATCAAAAAAGTTACATCAAGTGCCTCATAAGTTATAATACCAGTATGACGAGAAAAATTTTGAAGTTGAGGTGTCGCGATTACAGCAGCTTCTAATGTTACACCTGGCAAACTAACAGTCTGAATGAAAAAAGAAGTATGTGGTAAAGCACTAACATCAAATTTAAATTGGACATCAGCCAAAGGATTAATATTTGTAGGTTGTTCTGTTAGGCTTGTCATATCTCCGTTTCATCTTTTGAAAATAAATTTGGTAGTTTTGGAAAATCATCTCCACGATAATTGACCCAAATAAACTGTAGAGCGGGATGTTCTTCAATAACTTTAAAAATTTGTTTATCCCAATTATTATATTCGGCTTTCCATCCATCTACTCTTTTACTATCTTTACTGAAATAATGTTCTGTATCAGTATAGATGTTATCATAATAATTGTTATGATGATCAAAACCTAATAAGTAAACTTTTTCATAATCATTACAAGTAAAATCTCGACACGCAATGTGTAATGCTGAAGTTCCTGTAGACCATCCCAAAACTTCTTCACCTATATTTTTTATCTTGTTTTCCATTCCTTTAGGAACCCAGATAATGTAACTTTTTGTTTGTATACAGTTAGCAGCAAGTCCTGAAATATATACAAAATATTCAGAATCAAATCTTCGATATGTTGTATGTTCCGTTCCATTTGCTAAAGAAGCATATGCTTCTTCAGGTAACAGATTCCATGAATTATGTGTAAAATAACATTGTCCATCATATCCAGATTCAATAATATCACTCATTATCCCTGCATCAGTAGCACAAATTACATCAGGAGTAAAATCTCTATAACAAGCATTACATCCTATAACTGTTCCATCTAATTTTGAGATATCAATGTTTTTTCTACTTGGACCATTTCCTAGTACAAAAACAGATTCTAAACCTTGAGCATCGGCTCCTTCATACATTTCACTACCTTATATCTATCTAGTCTCCGGCTCTCACACCTTATTA